GGGTGGCAACTGGCCCGGCGCCGAATTCTGGGGGCGCGGGACGGACACGACGCTGACGCTCGACGCGCTGCTCGAACGCTCCGAGGTCGTCTGCATCGGCATTGACGGCGGCGGCCTCGACGACCTGTTCGGCCTCTGCGTACTTGGGCGCGAGCGCGGCACGCGCGATTGGCTCGCCTGGTCCCATGCGTGGTGTCACGAGGGCGTGCTTGAGCGGCGCAAGAGCATCTCCGTGAAGCTGCGTGAGTTCGCGGCGGCCGGCGAGCTGACGATCGTCGATGACGAGCTGAAGGACATCGAGGCCATCGTTGGCATCGTCGAGCGAGTGAAGGACGCGGGCCTGCTCGCCCGTGTCGGTGTCGATCCGGCAGGTCTGGGCGAGTTGATCGAGGCCTTCGCCGAGATCGAGGTAACGCAGGAAGCCAAGCTCCTGATCGGCGTCTCTCAAGGCTACGGCCTCATGCACGCGATCAAGGCGGCCGAGCGCAAGCTCGCAAACGGAACGCTCCGGCACTCCGGATCCGGATTGGCCACGTGGTGCGTATCGAACCTGAAGATCGAACCCACCGCGACCGCGATCCGGGCGACGAAGCAGAATGCCGGCGACGCCAAGATCGACGTGGCGATGAGCCTGTTCAACGCTGCAGCGCTGATGGCGACGAACCCCGAACCTCCGGCCAACGCCAACCTCGCCGGCTTCCTGGCTGACCCGCTCTTCGGCTGACCGAACCACAGGACTGCGCATGGGCCTTTTCCGCAAGGCGGCGCTGACGGTCGCCCGCGGCTTGGGTCTGACCGATCGAGCGCTCGTTTCATGGCTGGCCGGCGAGCCGAGCCACGCTGGCGAGAACGTAACGGTAGAGACGGCCCTGACGCTCGACGCCGTCTGGGCCTGCGCGCGGCTGGTGTCGCAGACCATCGCGACGCTGCCGCTGCCGCTCTATGACCGCGCCTATGCGCAAGGTGTCGTCGACACCGCAGGATATGAGCGCACCCTCGGCCAACTCCAGGCGCGCTACGGCGGCGTCGCCGCGGCGGCCGAGCGAGCGGTGACCGCGCAGCGCTCGCTCAACACGATGTGGAAGGACCTCAGCGACCAGGGTGCCGCCGCGTCACGCCAGATCGAAACTACCCGTGCTCGCCTTGATGCCAATACGGAGGCGAGTCGCCGCCTTGGATCGCTGAGCACCATCGGACCCCGGGCTGCCAACGAAAACGAGGCCGGACGACGCCTTCGCTCCGACGAGGTCACGAACTTGGTGTACCAAGGCGGTGACATCGCTGCGCAGCTCGGATCCGGCTCGCCACTGAGCATGATCGCCCTGCAGCAGGGGCCGCAGATCGCCCAGGTGTTCGCTGGCCCTGGCGGCGCCAGCGTGAAGGGCGCCTTCTCTCAGGCCATGGAAGCGGTCGCGGGGTTTCTGACGCGCATCGGTCCGGTCGGTATCGCGCTTGGCGGCGTGACGCTGGCCGCCGGCGTCGGCACCGCAGCGCTGATGTCCTACCGGAGCGCCCAGGCCGAGACCGAGCGTGCCCTGGGCGGCGTCGGCCGAGCGTCGGGTGTGACGCTGGCGCAGATCAACGCGCTGGCCGATGGGCAATCGCGGGCGCTCGGGCTCACGCGCAACGCCACTCGGGAGATGGCAGTCACGTTCGCGGCGACCGGCCGCGTCGGATCGGAAGTGCTGCCCGGCGCTCTGGCGGCGACCCGGGGCTTTGCTGGCTTTCTCGGAGTTGATCAGCAGGAGGGCGCGACGGCGCTGGCCGGTATCCTCTCCGACGTCTCGCGCGGCGCCGGCGAGTTGACTGATCGGTATGGCCTCCTGTCCGACGCGCAGGCCGAGAATATCCGGCGCATGGACGCGCAGGGCGACCGGCTGGGCGCGCAGAAGCGACTGCTCGACGCCCTGCGCGACAGCACGCGCGATCTTGGGCAGGAGCAGAGCCGTCTGTCGCGGCTAGGCGGCTTCTTCTCCGACCTGTGGGGCGGTGCCGGAAGCCTTGCTGATCGCGCGCTTGGTGGGACCGGCGGCGGTGCCGACGAGCAGATCCGTACCGTGCTTCAGGACCGGCTGCGCTATCAGCAGTCGAGCATCGGCCGCGCCGCCTCCTCCCGCGGCGGCGACCTTGAGGACGTCAACCGTGCGATCGCGGAGACGAAGCGCGAGCTGGAGGCGGTGGAGGCACGCATCGCCCGTGCGCGCACCATCGCGCAGGACCTCGACAACAATCGACTGTCGGCGGAGATCGGCGCCATCGTGCGCGGGCTCAGCCCAGCCGAAGAAGCCCTGAAACGATTGGAAGACAGCGCGCAGAAGATCCGCGCCGGTCTGAGCCGCCTGCCGCTCGACGAGCAGCGGGCCGCTCAGAACGCCCTCGACGGCATGGTGCGCTCCTCGGAGACGCTGCGCGACAACATGAAGACCGGCGGCGAGCAGTTCGCGGCGAGCCTCCGGCAGGCGCAGTTCGAGAGCCAGACCGTCGGCTTCACGGATCGGAACCGCAGCGCCGCGCAGATCGACTTCGACTTCAGGGCCCGCGCCGAGCAAGCTCTGTCCAGCGGTACGGCCTCGGAGCAGAACGCCCGGCTTCAGGCGTTGGAGATGGAGCGCGTCACGCGCATCCAGACCCTAGAGCGGCAGAACCAGCTCGACCTGAACCGGACTGGCGGCGCGTTCTCGCGTTTCGATCCGACGCTGCAGAGCCAGATCCTGAACGCGGCGCGCGGGTCGGTCTCCGCCGAGATCATCGCGGCGATCGCGGGCAAGGAATCGAGCGGCAACGCCAACGTGGGCTACTCGAAGATCCTGGGTGAGGACGGCCGACCGTCCTCCGCCTACGGGCTGGGCCAGATCACCCGCGGCACGGCGCAGGAGGCGGTCCGTCTCGGATACCTGCCGCAGGGGTTCGACCGGACGGACGTCGCCACCATGGCGCAGGGCATCGCCGGTGTCCTGCAGATGAAGATCGACCAGAACGGCGGCGATCTGAGCCGGGGCATCATGGCCTACCGCGGGTCGAACGACCCATCGGTGAACCGCTCCTACCTTGCCGAGGTGCTGCGGAAGTCCGGCCAGATGGGTGATGTCTCCGAGGCGGGGCTCGCCCGTGACCAGGATGCAAACGCTCGCGCGCTGAAATCGGCCAACGACAACCTACGCCTGAACACCGAGTTGTACGGCGTCAACGGCGCCCGGCTGGAGGCGCAGACCCGGGCGACAGAGCAGTACAACGCCCTGCTCGCCCGCGGCGTGTCGGCGGCGGACGCAGCCTCGATCGCCTTCTCCGGGCTGAGCGACAAGCTCGTCTCCGTCGAGCGCGCGGGCCGCCTCGTGCAGTTTATGCGCGACGACGACTTCACCAGGGCGCAGCTCGGCCGAGATCGGATCGACCAGCAGGCCTATGCGGTGGCGCGCTCGCGATTCGGCGACACGAACTCGGCCGAGGCGCTGGCTGCCATCGGCCGGACCCGAGACACGCTGGAACTAGCCGAGACGAAGAGCCTCTTCACCGACGGCGTGACCTCCTTCGTCACCGATCTGCGCCGCGGCGGCGACGCGGCCACTGCCCTCTCGAACGCCTTTGGCAACGCGGCTGACCGGCTCATCGCGAAGGTGATGGACAGCGCGATCTCCAGCGCTTTCGGGGCCATAGGCAGCGGGTCGGGCGGCGGGATCGGTGGGTTCTTCTCCAGCCTGCTCGGCGGGGCCGGGGGCGCTGGGGCGTCGCCAACGGGTGGCGTGCGGCTGTTCGATGTCGGCGGATACACCGGGGCCGGCGGGCGCCTGGAGCCGGCCGGTATCGTCCATCGCGGCGAGGTAGTGTGGTCACAGGGCGATGTCGCGCGCGTCGGCGGTGTCGCGGTGGCGGAGGCCATCCGGCGTGGCCTGCCGGGCTACAGCGCGGGCGGGCCAGTCGGTGCACCAGCCTGGATGCCGCCGCCGGCGAACACCGCTTCAGGCGCGACGCCAGCCTTCAACTTTTACGACCAGCGTCCGGCAGGGTCGCCCGACATCGAGCCGACCGTGAATCGGCGCTCGGACGGTGGCTTCGACGTCATCGTGCGCAGCGTGGAGGGGCGCATGGGCCAGCGTGCGGCCGGTGGTCAGGGGCCGTTCAAGCAGGCGGCGGGCGGCGCCGGTTACCGGAACGGCTGACGCATGGCGATCCCCTCCTGGCCTTCGTCCCTGCCGGATCTGCGCGGCTCGCTCTCCTCGGGCGGGTCGAGCAGCCTCCACCCGGCACCGCAGGCAACGCAGTTCGACGATGGCCCGCCCCGGATGCGCCGCCGGCAGCTGTTCGTCAGCACCCCGATCGGCATGACGATCGTGCTAACCCTTGATCAGTTCGTGATCTTCAAGGCCTTCCACCTCAACGATCTGAATGCAGGCGCGCGCCGCTTCATGGCGCCCGTGTTGCTGCCAGACATGAGGCTGGTCGGCCAGCGCGTCTGCTGGATCCAGGGCGAGGTGGCATTCAAGCCCTTCGGCCCCACCCAGTACCAAGTCTCGTTCACCCTCGTCGTTCAGGATTGGTGAGCCCATGACGGTGAGCGCAGCCCTGCGAGAGACCTACGCCTCTGGCGACGACGAGGGCGTTGTCGTCGAAACTCTGGAGGTGGACCACGCCTCGCTCGACGGCCCGATCCGGCTGGTGCGGAACGTGGACGGTCAGTTGGGCGAACCGGGCGAGACGCTGAGCCTGCCGGTCGAGGCCGGTGGCTCGCGCTTGCCGCACCTGCTCTGCGCCTTCGAGCTGATTGCGCCCGGTGCCGACAGCGACGGCCCGACCGAGGGCAAGATCCGCATCGACAATGTGTCGGACCTGCTCCACGACCTGCTGAAAGGCGCGATCGACTACGACCAAGCCATCCGGGTCACCTTCCGGTTCTACCGCGTGCTGCCCGGCCACCTCGACGCAGTGACCGGCCCCGATGACGATAGCTTCAGCGGCCTGGAGATGACAGCTGTTGAGTTGTCGGCCGACACCGCTGAGGGCGCCATTTCCTGGCCGGACGGCCGGCAGCAGAATGTGCCGAGCGGCCCGGACGCCTTCTTCGACCGCGCCAGCTACCCGGCCCTGTTCACGTGAGCGCGCAAGGGCGTTGATAAGCGACAACGGCCCGATGCGCGTTCCCGCATCGAGCCGCCAAATGCAGAAGCGTCTACTATTCCGCGCCCTTCTTTGCGTTGTTCTCTTTGCTTTTCTGCATATGGGCCCGTCTATTCTCTTCGAACTCATCTGCAGCAGCTTGGGATTTTTCGCTGCTGGCTGCCGCCTTCGATTTGTCAGGCTTTGCACTTTCAGCGTGCGAAATCGTCGGAATGGTCAACGCGCTGACGGAAAACGTAGCGGCAAGCAACAGCTTCATGATCTGCATCATCGTTCGCTCCCTACATTATTGGGAAAACTATAATGCAGGGATCAGGGGCGCAAGCAACGCATATGCGCTCATTTCTCAATTCTTAAATTGAACTCAGATCTTCCGAATGGTCCCGGCTGACAGCAACGAAAGCCACTTCTGCGTCATGCATTTGCAGGAACCTATGGCTGTGACGCTCTCTGACATCGAGGTCATTAGCCGCAGCGCGTATCAACGGGCTGCCTCAAGCGAAATCCAGCGATCGGTAAATGGTCGCACCGCATTCCTTCGCCGCTGGCGCGGGACACCCTACGACAAGGCCGAGCGGAACTGCTGGTGGCTCGCCGCCCTGACGCAGGCCGAGCTATTCGGCCGGGCGCTGCCGGCGGTGGATCAAGCTCTAGTGGCGGATGTCCGCGCCCGTGCCGAGACCATGGCGAGCCACCCGGCCCGCGCCGAGTGGCGCGAGATCCAGGCACCCGAAGACGGCGCTCTCGTGCTGATGGGGAAGGTCGCGGGCGCCGAGACCCATTGCGGCGTCTACCTCGCCCAGGACGGCGGGCTGATCCTGCATACCGATGAGCGGCACGGCGTCGTGCTCGACCCGCCGCTCGAACTCGCCGCAGCCCGCCGCTGGCGGCTGACCTACCTGATCCCTGTGTGAGGAGAGAGACGATGAAGGTTTTAGATGCATCAACGGAAAGACGCATCTTAGAGGTTATTCAGCGCGCGGCCACGGCGAAGCGAGAGCTAGCTTCAATACTTGCGGGGCATAAGGTCGTAGTAGCTGACGCGACGCAGGCACTACGCCCCGCTAGGCCGACCAACCTCGATTAGGGCCGAGTCAAACTCTATCGCTACACTTTACACCCTGTTCAAGCCGACGATGCGCTCAATGTGATCTGCAATTTCTTTGGCCGTTGTATGATCCTTGGCAGGGTTTCTCATTCCACTTACCACATCCGTAAGGTGATGCACTATTTCGGCGTGCAGTTCAGGGTCGCGGCTCTTAACGATTTCAAACATAACTATAGCAATAATATCCAATGCAGCAGCCTGAGTGATGGTGTTGGATGAATTCGAACCTTGATTGTTATCATCATGAGTAGTCGTCACTGAATTCTCCGTCGGCTGATTCGCACCTCCGATGGTGAACGGGCCGGGTGAGCGGCACAAGGCTCCCTGGTCCGCATCCTTCCTCACAACGAGGTCTCACATGAACCGGCGATCCGTTCTGCGGTGGCTCGGCCTTGCGCCGATTGCCGCCCCTGCTGCTGCGCTCGCAGCGAGCAAGCCTGCGCTGCCGCCCGTCAACTATTCTGGGCTCACGGCCAGTATCAGCCAGGTTCGGGCGCGATTGCTCCACACCGAAGCGAGCATCAGTGCCCTTGCCTCAGAGACAGCCATCCGTGTTGCTGCCGATGGGACGCTCGCCGGTCGCATCGTCAGCGCCGAGCAACGCATCACGGCATCAGAGGGCCGGACCGGCATGCTCGTCACCACAGCCGCCGGCTGACCGCGCGCACATGACCCTTATCGTCACCGCGAACATCGCCGGGCAGACCCGCGGCGAGCCCGTACGGCTGGCCGATCGGCGCCGTCGCCGGCTCTCCACGATCGTCGCCCGGCACCAGCCGCCGCCCGGCCGGAAGTTCATCGTCTCGGTTCACCGCCGCGGCGAGACCTTCCTGCGCCCGACGGATGCGGCCGTGCGCCTGCGCGCGAGCTGGCGCCGGACCTTGGTGGGCCCCGACGACACCGTGCTGATCACGGTGGTGCCGCTCGGCGGCAAGGGAATGTCGATCGGGCTGACCATCGCCTCGCTCGCCCTGATCGTGCTCGCCCCCTACGCGGCCCCGGCACTCGCGGGTGCCGCCGTGTTCGGTGCCGGCGTCGGCGCGACCACGGGCAGCCTCGCCGTTGCGATCCAGGCTGGCCTCGTCATCGGCGGCGTGGCGCTCGGATACGCTGCACAAGCCTCGGCCGCGGCCAAGAAGAAGACCGAACGCAGCCTCTCCAGCGTGACGGGTGGCGGCAACGTGCCGAAGCCCGGCGCACGCAAACCGCTGCTCTATGGCCGCTGCTGGTCCACGCCGCCGCTGAGCCAGAAGGACTTCTTCGCCTACGACGGCGACACCATGGTGCTGACCAAGCGGATGACGCTCGGCATTGGCCGGTTCCAGATCCACGCCGTGCATGTCGGCGAGGCGGCGTTCTGGACAGAGGGCGGCGGCCTCCAGGCGCCGTTCACCTCCACCGCTGGGCCGTTCGGAACGCAGATCGAGTTCCTGTATGGCCAGCCCTCGACCATCGCACCGGGTGATGTGATCTCCTCGCCATCGGTCGGCGGGCAGGAGATGCCGCGGCCGGGCGGCAATCCCGAGTGGACACCGTGGTTCCGGCTGACCCCGCAGGGCGTCACCGCCGACGCGGCGCAGATGTCGTGGACCTACCCGGCGATCTACCGGGTGTCCTCGCAGGGCCGGCAGACGCCGACGGTCGCTGGCGTCGTCTTCCAGGGGCAGGAGATCAATCCGAACACGGGCGAGGCCATTGGGCCGATCGTCGAGCTATGGCGCTCCAGCG